GGGCCGCATGCCACAGCCGAAGAACATCCTGTCTGTGACGGTGACATCGTCAGGGCCGGCTGGGTAGCCGGTTGCCTCGGGGTCGTTGTGGTACCGCGCGGCGACGTGCTGAATGGCGAAGGTAAGGACCGCGTGCACCAATTGGGCAGCCGGTTGGCCGTAGCCTTGGATAAGCCGCGCTTTCGAAGGTGGGTACACGTTCACCTCGGTCTTGGTGAACGCTTTGACCAACCATGCCACCACGTGAAGGACTAGCGCCTCGTCCGTGAGCCTTGTGAGGTGGGCTTGTGTAAACCGAGCGGCCCAGGCCTCATCGGCCCCGACCAACTCTTCGGCCAGCAGGCGCTGCAGCTTCGCGGAATCAGCGATCCAGGCGGAGCATGCCCTCCTATACGGGACGTGGTGTAGGCTGCACGCCAAGCACCTTCCGCGCATATCGTCCGGTAGGCCGTGCACGCCGGCGTCGTGGCAGCCCAATTTGCCACGGCGCCAGTGGTCCACGTGCACCCCGCTGCCGGTGACCAAATGGGCAAGGCTCGTGGTCTCGAGGCAGTCCGGGCACACACGCTTATCGACATGGCTGAGAGCGGTGTGCGGCGGCGGGCGCGCGACGCAGTGGCGGTTGACTACGGCATTGAGCGCGTTGTGGGGGCAACGCGCGACTGCGAAACTGGCTGCGCTCGCGATGCCGCACAGCACTGGGGCGGCGCCTCCGGGGGGGCAATGCGCCTGGACGCCATGCTCCGGCAACCGCAACCTGTGCTCAGGCCCAATGGTGAGGCTGTCTCCCGCGCCACTGGCCTCAGGAACGCCGAGGCACAGGAGGGGGGTGGTGACCAGGCCCCTGATGTCGCGGCCGGTGTCGTATAGCCCGGGTGGGCGCATTACCATGTGTTTCCAGGTCGCTTGTTCGACTGGTATGCGGCCCTTGCGGTGCGTAGTGCTGCCTTGAACAGTGGCGCGGGTTATAATTATGGCGCCCGTGAGGGCCGCAGCGAGGAGGTAGAGCGGCGGACGTTCATTCGTGGAGCCGCTGGTCGGGAGGCGTCCGATGACGTAGCTGCCCGCCTCGATTGCGTCGCGCCCCGTCCAGACAAACTTTCTGTCTGAGAGTGTGACGTTGACGATGGTTGTCTCGTTGAGCCACGTCAAGATGTTGAACACGACGGCTTTGACGATGGCTTTGACATGCTTGACGACGAGTGCGACGTACTCGGCCCCAATGCGCTGGTAATGCAGAATAACTTGTTGTGTCTGCGTGTACGCGGCTCGCGCGGCGGTGCCGACTTGTAATGACCTGACAGCCAGCATTTGGATTGCGCTGTTGTTGCTCGCTGGCACGTCAAAAGGGCAGCCAGCGCACGGTCCCGTGCGGCTGAGGCAGTGCTCAGGGGTGGTGTCCCACCGCTCGCTGAGGCGTAGCCGGTGGGGCCCAGAACGCCAACACTCAGGCGGGGTGGAATACCAGCAGACGCCGCAAGCGCGACAAAGGGAAGCGTACGCGGTAGCGTTCGAGTAGTCCACGTCGCCCTCTTCATTAGCGGTTGCGCGGTAGCACCGGTTAACCGCGCGGCGAGTGCTCACGACCGGCCCGCGGCTGTAGTTGCCCCAGATGCCCGTTGGGAACAGTGTGACACACAAGTCGTCAGTGGCTTTGACTTGCGCCTCGAAATCGTCAACGTACGCGTTGTGAGCGATTGCGCTAAGCCACTGTGGCACGCAGGCTGGGGCAGGATGCTCGGTGGCGAGGTTGGGAACATGGGCCACAACGCCGTACGACGTCGCGATTAGTAGCAACCACAACCACGACCGGCTGTGGTGTTGCCAGCCCGCGCAGGCCACAAGCGCGGCGGTGGCAGCAGCCCCTGTATGGACGCTGGCCCAAGCCGACCCAAAGGCGCCGAGGCTCCACAAGCTGCGCGCTGTAGCCAAGGCCCCGGCGGCAAAGAGGGGCGCAAGAAGGTACAAGACCATCAACGCGGTCGCCCCCGCAAACCATTTCCAGTCGGTGGCGGCACGGCCGATGACATGCCGGGCGGTTGACCTTGTGGCATTCGACCACGTGCCCGCAACGGCGCGGCACACGAGCTCCGCCGTGCCAGCGCCTGGATCGGCCAAGGAGTGGTGGAAGGACGCCATGCCGCACACGGTCGACACTGACTGTGACACGGTGCTGAGGATTTCAGACGCTTTGTCGATGTGGGC